GCGGCTTGTGCTCAGAAGCGAAAGGAAGCTGCGTCCGCTGCGGAAACGCAGCAGGAAGCTGAAACCGCTGCGGAAATGCAGCAGGAACTCGATCCTGAGCACATCCAGGTCGATCCGGAGACCGGGGAGGTGCTGTGATGTCCCTACCTGTTGTTACGGCTGAGAATTATTACTCGCCTGAAATGAACATGGCCTACATGGGCTCCACGCAGTTTAAGGCTTTCGAGAAATGTGAAGCGGCGGCGCTGGCGGAGCTGAAGGGGGAGTACCATCCCCCTTCCTCCACGGCCCTTCTGGTCGGCGGCTACATTGACGCATGGTTTTCCGGGGAGCTGCCTCTTTATCAGGCACAGCACCCGGAGATCTTCAAGCGGGACGGTACCTTGAAGGCTGAATATCTCCGGGCTACCGAGGTAGTTGTGCGTATGCAGTCGGATGAGCTGTATATGCTTCTGATGTCCGGCAAAAAGCAGGTCATCCGTACCGGCGAGATTGCCGGTGTACCGTTCAAAATCAAAATCGACAGCCTGCTGGATGGCGACACCTGCAAAGCCATTGTGCAGCGTTTCCCTAATACGGCAGCCGCACTGGGCTTTTGTGATGGGGCCATTGTGGACCAGAAAGCCATGAAGGATATGGCGGATGTGTGGTCGGCCGAGGATCACTGCAAGATCCCGTTCATCGAGTTTTATGGCTATGACATTCAGGGAGCCATCTATCAGGCCATCGAGGGCAATATGCTGCCGTTCGTTCTGGCAGTTGGCACGAAGGAAGAATCCCCTGATCTGGAGGCCCTTTACATCGCAGACGAGGACTTGGCTGCCAAGCTGGCTGAAGTGGAGGACCGGGCGCCGCGATACCAGGCAATCAAGGAAGGTCGCATTCAACCGACCCGCTGCGAGCATTGCGACTACTGTAAAGCCACCAAGCACCTGACTGCCATCCTGAATTACAAGGAGCTGGCCGCGGATGCCTGGGAATGATCTGGCCCGACAGATCAAGGAACATTTGACAGCTCGCCAGGTGGTGGAGCTGTATGGCTTTCATCCGGATCGCGGCGGTTATATCCAGTGTCCTTTTCATGCCGGAGACAATCACGGCAGTCTGAAGGTCTACGATGGGAACAAGAGCGGCTGGCATTGCTTTGGCTGCGGTGCCGGCGGAAGCGCGATTGATTTTGTAATGCGGCTGTTTGGACTCAGTTTCGCGCAAGCGTGCCTGAAGCTCAACTGTGATTTTGGGCTTGGTCTCACCGGCGAGCGTCCCAGCATGGCAGAGAGATCCGCTCTGCTGGAAGCTCGCCGGCGAGAAGCACAGGAAAAAGAAGCCGCTGCGGCGTTGTATCGAGAGAAAGCGGCAGAATACCGACAGTTATGGGAAGCTCAAAAATTCCTTTCCCCGGATATCGTCGGATACATCCATCCTCTGTATGCGGAGGCGGCCAAGAAACTACCAGTCCTTGAATGGTGGCTGGATCAGAATATAGGGAGATAGCTATGAGTGAAGAATGGAGCTTCGAAAAAGATGATTTTTTAACCACAACGCCGTATGAGGCGCTGTATGCGTATCACAAGGAGCCTTTCACTCATTCGGCCAAGATGGAGGAACTGGCGGCATATTCTGTTTCCAAGGGATTTAAAGGCTTCAAGACCATGTACAAGAAATACGTGGAAAGTCTGAAGGCCCAGAGCGGCACCATTTATATCGATAACGTTACCAACTTCACGAACCAGCCGCTGGAGCTCAATGCCGGCGACTGGGAGGCAGATGACAGCGGCATTTTTAAGAAGAACGGCTATAACGATGAGGTTGCCTGTCCGCATCCGATCATGCCGGTGGAACGGTTGGTGAATATTGACACGGGTGAAGAAAAGCTTCAGCTGGCATTCCGGAAGGGCACCATCTGGAGAAAGATCATCGTCAGCAAGACGGTGCTGGCCAGTTCCAATAAGGTCACGGAGCTGGCTGGCTCCGGCATTGCGGTGACCAGCCAGAACGCCAGGGCTTTTATTCAGTACATCTCCGACATGGAAAACATGAATTATTATTTGATTCCGGAGAAAAAGAGCATCGGACGCTTCGGCTACATACCGGACGAGGGCTTTTCACCTTTTGTTGACGGCCTGATTTTTGACGGTGACGCCAACTTCAAGGCGATGTTCCAGACGGTCCGGAGCCGGGGCTCTGAAACAAAATGGCTGGAAACGGCGGCGGAGGTTCGGGAGATGTCCACAACGGTAAAGATCATCCTGGCGGCTTCCTTTGCCTCGGTACTGCTGGAGCCGCTGAACTGTCTCCCATTCTTTGTCCATTTATGGGGTGTTGATTCAGGCACCGGCAAGACGGTGGCTCTGATGGTGGCCGCCAGCGTATGGGGAGACCCTGCTGTAGGCGCTTATGTCAAGACCTTTGACGGTACCGTGGTCGGCATGGAGAAGACAGCCGCGTTTCTGAACAATCTGCCATTCTGTCTGGATGAGCTTCAGCTCGCTAAGGACAGCAAAGGCCGTACTACATTCGATGTTTATAAGCTGGCACAGGGCGTTGGCCGAACCCGTGGCAACCGCTCCGGTGGCGTGGATCTGACGCCAACATGGAGGAACTGCATCCTGACTACGGGTGAATCTCCCTTGACGGGCACGGCCAGCGGTGCCGGCGCAGTAAACCGTGTTATCGATATTGAATGCAAGTCTGCCCAAGCGGTTATTAAGGACGGTATGCGGATTTCCGGTGCAGTGAAGCGGAATTACGGTTTTGCCGGAAGAAAATTTGTGGAGCGTCTTTATCAGCCAGGCGTAATAGATCAGGTATCAGAACGGTACCGGGAACTGTTTCGGATCCTCAGTGACCGGGACACCACGGAGAAACAGGCCATGGCCGCTGCCGCAATCATCCTGGCGGACGAGCTGGCCTGTCAATGGATCTTCGGAGGCACCCAGCAGCCGCTGACGATCGAACAGATATCAGAGTTTTTGGCATCCAAAGCGGCGGTGTCCGCCGGCGACAGGGGCTATAAGTACCTGTGTGACTGGGTCACGCAGAACTCCAACAAGCTATGCGGTCGCGCGGATAACCCTAATGTAGAGGTTTTCGGCGCGTTGGAGAGTGGAAGGGCATATATCATTCGATCTGTCTTTGAACGCATCCTGCAGGACGCAGGATACTCGACTGCGGCCATGATCTCCTATCTGAAGCAGGAGAATCTTATCGAAACGCGTGGACGGGCAAATACCAGAGGCAAGCGGATCAATGGCATCCCAACAGAATGTTTTTGCCTGCGGCTGCCCGCAGTTGATCTGGATGACGAGGAAGATCCGAATGACTTGCCGTTGTAGTGTGGAACTTGAGGAACATGTGTGGAACCAGTGTTCCACAGGCTGTAACCGTTGCGGCACAAGGGCTACAACATCATTTTTAGAGGGGTGTGGAACTGTGGAACAGAAAATACAGCATATATAAGAATGTGCGTGTGTGTACGTTTGTTCGAGTAATTTATATACACACATTTTCGTGGAAATTTTTGAAAAATTTGTTCCACGGTTCCACGGTTGACCTGTATCCGTTGTGGCACAAGGCTTTCAAGTGTGGAACACAAGTTCCACGCTGTTCCACAGTTCCACGTTTTTTGGAGGAAAATTATGGAACTAAGGCCATATCAAGCCGAATGTATTGAAACCATCGAGGCGCAGCCGCCTGGTGCGTTCCTCGCCCAGATGGCAACAGGCCTCGGAAAAACAGTTACTTTTGCGAATATCCCCCGGCACGGGGAGAGAATGCTGATCCTGTCCCACCGTGAAGAACTGGTGGAGCAGCCGCGCAAATACTTCAACTGCTCCTACGGCATTGAACGTGCCCAGCAGCACAGCCACGGCGAGGAGGTTGTCAGTGCCAGCATTCAGACGTTGGCGCGCCGTCTGAGCGACTTCGATCCGGAGGACTTCCGTCTCATTATCTGCGACGAGGCCCATCACGCAGCTGCCAGCACATACCGGAAAATCTTTGATTACTTTCGCCCGGAGAAGCTGATCGGCTTCACCGCAACGCCAAACAGAGGAGATAAGGTTCGCCTGGATACGGTCTTCAGCAAGATCATCTTCCAGAGAGATCTGCGCTGGGGAGTGAAGAACGGCTATCTCTGTGATATCCATTGCCGGCGGGTAGACATTGGGTTCGACATCACCGCAGTTCATACCCGCCAGGGCGATTATGCACCCGGCGAACTGGATCAGGCCATGGACGGCACCGCAGATGCCATTGCACAGGCTTACAGAGATATGGCTGTGGGCGCCACGCTGATCTTCGCTGTCAGTGTACATCAAGCTGAAGAAATTGCCAAGAGGATCAATGGGGCCGTAGTGGTCACCGGCGAAACCAAGAACCGTTCCGCCATCATTGATGCTTTTACTGCCGGTGAGATCCCCTGCATCGTCAACTGCATGGTATTCACCGAGGGCACCGATATTCCACGGGTGGAAACGGTCATCGTGGCGAGGCCGACGCAGTCAGAAAGCCTATATGCTCAGATGGTAGGGCGCGGCCTTCGGCTCTATCCGGGAAAGCAGCGTCTGGAGCTGATCGACTGCGTGGGCATTACCGGAAAGGCGTCCCTGTGTACGGCACCCTCCTTACTTGGTATCGACATGGATAATGTGCCGAAACGGAAAGAGAAGGATATCGAGGGAGATCTGTTTGAACTGCCGGAGAAGATTGAGGTAGCCTCCGATTCTCCGGAAAGCTGGGTGAAGAACATCCACCTGGTAGATCTGTGGGCACAGGAAATGAAGTATCAGACTCATGACGTTAACTGGTTCAAGATGCCAGACGGCTCACTGGTGTGCTCCCTGTCTAATAAGCAGCGTATGACAATTCCCTGCCCGGATGCTTTGGGCATGGTAAATCTACCCAACGGTTCCCGCTGCGGGATGCAGGAAGCGCTTGACCGGGCATACCTTACGCTGATCCGGGACCATCAAAATGATCGGATGCTATGGGATCTGCAGGCCGTGCGGAAATGGGGGAAGTCTCCCGCAACGGCAAAGCAGCTGGAAATCATCAAAAAGCGCTGTAAGGGGTTTGACGTCACTGATCTCAGTAAAGGAGAGGCCAGTCAGATCATGAACAGGCTGTTTAACGCGCCGAAGAAGCGGAGGGGTACATGAAACTGTATGTATCAAAAGCAGAGGACCGTGATCAGGTTATTGTGATCCTCGCCCGGAATGGGTACACCGTTCGCCAGGGCAAGGAGAAAGACCCGAAGAACAATAAGACCGTGACCTTCGTGGAGGTGATAGAGAATGGCAAGTGAGGCCCAGCATCAGGCTTATGTCATCAAGTGGAGCCAGCAGCCTTCTATCCGCCGGCAGTGGCCGGAACTGGCGTTGCTCCATCACATCCCCAATGGCGGTACCCGTGATGCTGTGGAGGCCAAGCACCTGAAGCAGCAGGGCGTGAAGTCCGGCGTGCCGGATCTCTGCCTACCGGTACCTCGGGGACAGTATCACGGGCTGTATATCGAGATGAAAACGGAGAGCGGACACACTTCCGATGAACAGGAGTGGTGGGGTGAACGCCTTCAGGCACAGGGCTATGTGTGGCGTGTCTGTCACGGCTGGCAGGCGGCGGTAGCCGTCCTGGAATGGTATTTGCAGTTATGAGCACAGGATTTACTTTTCCCTGGGAAAAGGCTGCCATGCACGGTGAGGAGCTGCCTGAAGGTTTATCCCTGCCGGATCAGATGGCCTACACCTGCCTGCGGAATATCTATTTTCTGTATTATAACAAGACAATCTCACGGGATCAGGCGGCTGCCGAAAAGCAGCGTATCCGGGTCCAATGGGAAAGGGCTGCCAGTGCTGTTGAATTTGAACGGAAACTCTCGGAACACCACGCAAGGGTTATCCGGGAAACAGAAGCGGCCAAGACTGCCTGCCGGAAAGATCCGACAGCGGAAAACGCCCTGCGGCTCTGTAACGCAATAGATGGACTGCCGTCACCTGATATGGAAGGGATTTGCTGCCATGAGTGACTATCGCCGTTGGACAAGTGAAGAAGAGCAGTACATCCGTGATTACTGGAAAACACAGAGCGACGCGGAGATGGCCGCGGCCCTGAAGCGGATGGAAGGCGCTGTGCGGGCGAAACGCCGGGAACTGCGGTGCTCCCCGCAGAAGACTTGGACGCCGGAAGAAGAACGGTATCTGGAAGACCATTGGGGCACGGTGTCCATCCCCGGCATCGCCAAGACGCTGGAGCGGACAGTATCGGCGATCAAGGTTCGGGCTGAAAGACTGGGCCTTGGCGGGGTGCTGGATTCTGGCGACTATGTGACCTTCAACCAGCTGATGCTTACGCTTACGGACAATTCCCAGTCATACAGCTACCAAATGGAGAGCTGGGTCCGCCGAAGAGGTTTCCCGATCCATACCAAACGTGTTGATAAATGCGCATGGCGGGTGGTTTACCTGGATGAGTTCTGGAAGTGGGCGGAGCAGCACAGGAGCTTCATCGACTTCTCCAAACTGGAGCCGCTGGCACTGGGCAAAGAGCCGGACTGGGTGCCGGAGCAGCGCAAAAAGGACTTTCAGGCGTTCGCCCTGCAAAGGAAAGATCCTTGGGCCCCGGATGAGGACAGCCGGCTGAAGATGCTCCTGAAGCAGCACAAGTACGGCTACGCGGAGCTGTCGGAACTCCTGCACCGTTCTGAGGGGGCTATCGTCCGCCGATGCAATGACCTCGGTCTGAAGGAACGCCCGGTTCGCGCCGACAATCACGGGAAGTCAAGCGTGTGGACGGACGCGGACTACC